TCTAGGTGTCAAAGCAATCAGATTGTCTTTTTTGTTTGAGCCGCCATGACTGCGTGGCACGATATGATGCTTTTCAGAATAGCCATCAATCACCTGACTTTTTAGGCTGTCAATAAACTTCATATAGCGAAAGTATTGGAGTTGGCTTTTCAAGATAGCTTGGCAATAATAGCGTTGACTTCAGCTTGTGTTGGTACTGTGCCACCATCAGGTGCTTCAGGAATATTGCCAGCCTTCAGCCACTTACAAAATTCAGTTGCATCTGTGTTGGCTTGGTCGAATGGAATAGCCGCACCATCAGATAATCTTAATACTGAATTACAATTCGATATCAATTTATACATTTTATAACTCCGCAGATGAACCTAAAATATTGCTTGAATTTGTAGAATCAGTAAAAGTAGTCCAATTTGAAGTTAATCCACTAAAACCGCTTATGTTAGTTTGAAATCCATCATAAAATGCTTTAGTTGTTCCCAATGAAGCACCTGAAGCAGTATATGTTCCATTACCAAAAGAATAAATAACAGGAGAAGTAGTTAGTAAACTAATTGTAGGCGTTGCTCTCATTGAAACTTTAAATGATGTTCCTAAATTTACTGCTGAACTTGAAGTTGCACTTCCTGAAGCAAAACTAATAGCTTGGTAGTAACGCTGACACAATGCTAACTCCTGCTGATACTGACGATATTCATATCCAGTAGCACTACTTCCTACTTCTAGTTGAACACCAGTAATGTAGAAAGTTGCACCGCTTGTTCCTACTACGGATGTATTCCCTGTTGGTGCATAATATTGTGAAGCAGTCCAAGAACCAGCAGTTCCGCTATATGTTGTTCCAATACCAAGACTAAACAATAAAATTATTCCGCTACCGTTAGTTGTTGTCCAAGTGCCAGTAGTATCGCCAGCAACGGTAATTGATTTTTGTTCCCAAGTGTTTGCAGAAGAAATTGTGTAGCTATAGGGATAATAGCGATTATTAGCGGCATTGTAAAAACTACCACCAAAAGTTCCAGTTAATGAAGAACGAACCCAAAATGACAAAGTTACAGTTTTAGCATTTGCAGTTCCCCATCCTAAGTCAGCAATGTTGTAACCTTCAATATTTTGTTGAAGAAAATACAAATCGCCAGCACCAATAGAATATGATGATTGACTTGTAACGCCTAAATAATTTGTAAACCCTGCTGGTGGTGTTACAGAACCAGCATTTTGTTGTGCTATAAGTTTTCCTGTTGTAGATTGACCTACAAGCCACCTATCAACTGTATATCCATTAATTGTGTTTGCAGTAGCAGAACCAGCATTTCTTTGGTCAATGGTCATGCTGCCATTAATTATTCTGTTTTTCATGATTGAGGCATTTCCTGCCCCAAGCACACCGCCTGAAGTGCTGGTAACTAGCGTATCAGCATTGACTGAGCCATAAGCCATTATGAATTCTCCTTGCGGCTTTTATGCCATTGTTTAGTTGCTTCACTACGCATTTTGCGTTCCTCGTCAGATTGTTTTCTACCAGTTCTTGCCACAGACATTTTGGCTTTAGTTTTATCAGAAACTACACGACCAGCATTGAAATGAACATCAATACCAGCTAAATAGCGTTTTTGACCTTCACTCATTTTAGCTTTGGTTTGTTCTGTGTGCGGAATACCTAGCTGTGGCTTATGACTAACTGTTTTGTAGCGTCTGCCACCGCTTTCAAGGTTGTATCCATTAGGTGCTAGACTACCCATTACACTAATCCAAAACTGTTCTGCAAAGTCTAATGTAGCGTGGTTATTAACATCACCACAAATTGTTTCGTAAGTAAAGGACTTATGCCCATACTTTTTGTATGCGTCTGCTAAAGCGTGTCCATGACCCTTACGAGAATGTTTCGTAATTGTCTGACCAACATACTGCTTGCCGTTAAGCGTATTGGTAACTAGGTACACACGACCCTCCATTATGCTAATTGCTCCGCAGTTGGTTTAGCTAGTGTTGGATGATTCCAAGACTTTATGTAATCGCCTTTGCCGTCTGAATCGTTTTGTAACCAAATAGTTCCCTTAGGTCCGCAAAAATCATCATCAGTCAATGATGGATAAAGTGATTTAATTTTTTCAAATAATCCCATTACGCACTCCTAACCATTACGCCAGTAAACCATGTATAAAGATTGCCACCAGTAAAATTAGCGCCAGTAGCGGTTAAAAATCCATAAACTTCAATGTAATCAGTTGAACCATTGCAATAAATTAAATTTGAACCACTAATTGTGTAAGCATTAGAACCACTAAAATCTACTGCATGGCAATATTGAGAACCATTTTTATAAAAAAGTAATTGAAACCTTGATTGACTTCCAACAGAGTTTGTTCCATCAACACCAGCAGAAACTTGGTAATATCCAGCAACAGTTGGTGTAAATCTTGAAGATGCAAAATTATTATTAGTATCAAAAACTTTTGTATCAAAAAGAATTTTTGTTGCAACACCACTGGAAACAGATTGATTTGAACTTAAATAAGCACTAAACGCTGGCATATTGCCAGTAACCATTACGACCCCAGAATTTGCAGGTATAGTCACCGTATTGGTTCCTGCTACTGAAGGAACCGTCAGCGATATACTTCCCGATGTATCTCCAGCAATATTAATTGATGCCATTACTTAACTCCTAATTGTGCGTTTTTGATTGCCATATCAGCCTGTTCTTTTGTAGCAAATTTTCCGAGCCACATTCGTTTACCATTTAATGTAACTCTTGCTCTGTACGGCTTTAGTCCAGTACAACGTTCAAAATGACGGGCTTTCATGCCTGTTTCTCCGCCCTTTTTACCGCAAATCGTACAAGTAACTAATTGAAACTTACGACCTTTGTTAACTAAAGAAAGTTTTTGTTTTGTTTCTTCAGCCATAACAATTCCAAGTTTAGCTTGTCTTACTTTTTCAATAGTCTCTTTACTGTGTTTTACACCTTTTCTTGGGCTGACTTTATCTTTCATGTAATCAGCAAGGTTAAATTGTTTAGACTTTTGTTCTTCAGTCAATTTTATACCAACATTCCATGCTTTTTGACCAAGATGAGCTAATCTTTGTTTTTGCTTATATTCTTCAGAACGAACAAACTTCTTACCCAAAGCACTAGGAGGTTTTCCACCGCCCATTACAATATTCCAACCTATTTTATCACTTGGACGCAGTTTAGTCTCAATATCTAGACAATAATCTTCATCAGCAATTAACACAATTTCTTTTATCAAATTGTCCCATCCATACTTTTGTACAGAGTTTTTTAAATGTGCATTATTGGTATATGTTTTATGGTCATACCACCGTTTTTCAACATTATTAGACACACCTACATAACCCTGACTAAATATGTCAGTATGGTCTTTGTGGCGAATCCAGTATAAATTCATAATATTACCCATCTAGAGCCACTAGGAATTTGTACAGAAACCCCACTTGCTATATTAATTGGTCCTACTGACTCACCATTATTTCCTGTGGTCATCGTATAGTTTTGGGTAATGTTGGTTGTGTTCTCATAAATAGCGCCAGAAGCTACCGCAGAAGCTACTGTACTCCATACAAATCCTGTGCCATTATACACCAAAGCAGTGCCAGTTAAAGAAGCTGCGGGCGTGAAAGTTGTCGTATTGGGGGCAGATTGATACGGTAAGGCTAGAGCTGTTCCGCCATACAAATTACTAATTGCGCCAAAAATCTCGCCTGTGATGGTAGCTGTTCCCGCCACGGTTAAATTACCGCCTACGTTCCAGTTTCCTGCCGCTGTAGTCTGTGCTGAATAGAATCCAATACCATTCCCGCTGACGTTAGCCGCATCACAGTAACATTGGGCTGTAGTCAAAGCTGGAACGACTAAAGATACTGCGCCACCAGAAGCCACCATTGTCAGGTTTTGTGTCGTATTATTGACAACTACATAAAGCTTATTCTGTGCTGGGGCGGTAATAGTAGGGGCAGCGGAAGGAGTGCCTGAGAAGATAAGGCACATATTACGGGCATCATCTGATACACCGTTTAAATTGGTTAAGGTATATGCGCTGATGCTATTGAGGTTAATAGCCGCTACACCAGTGATAGCCTGTTCTAGGAGGGTTCCTAAGTTGTTATTGGTGGTCGTACCCCATGTACCCGATTGGTCTCCAGTACCAAGCAGGGACAGCTTTAGCGAAGGTGAATAAGTAGTTGTCACATTAAATCCTTATTGACTGTTATTAATTACTACCCAATTTGGCGTTTCTGAATCGGTAATGCTTGACCAGCCGCTTCCTTGCGTATTGGAAATCGCAGTCCATGAGAGGGTTTGACTATCGTTTATTTTAAACCATCCGCCTGCGTTTAGTCCATCTAAAAAAGAAATTGCTTCATAAACACTACCGTTAGCCGTTCTTAAAGCTGAGACAGCATCAGCCAAGGCGACAGACTCGGATATAGTGGCATTAAATATTTGAACGGCAGTTGCTGAATCAGCGGCACTTAAACCTTCGGCAATGGCAGCAAATACTAAATAAGAACCAACATCAATATCGGACTCTGTTAATGTACCTTCTATAATGGAACTTACAAAGTTAGCAATCACTGACTGTGCATCTGCTGGGCTTAAAGTT